CTTTAAATTTAGTTTTTACCGGGCTTTCGTCTGTTTTAGGCTCTTTTGCATTATCCCAATATTCTTCTACATTTTGCTGTACTACCCCTAAAGCAGTTCTATTAGCAATAAACTTTAATCCAGGTTTCTGAGTAAGTAAAGTTGCTATTCTACCCAAATCATTGGTACGTCTGGTAAATTGGTTATTCGTAGGTGTTTGGCTATCAACAGACACAGGTATATCCTTCTGTATTATAGGTTCATTACCTATATTAACAGCATCGGAATACTTGTACCTCTGGGTCTGTGGTATTCCCTCTTGTTGGTATTTCTTAAATATAGCCACTTATTATTCTGGCTTGTTGTCGATATATTTATTGGCTACTTTCTTATCTAGGTTAGTGTGCCCGCCAACGTGATCACCATCTGTGAAGTGTATATCGTTATCTGCAGATGCTCCTGCTCTGTTGTCAGGTGTCTTTCCGTTTAAACCTAATTTAGATGTTTCTAATTGATTCTTTAAAATTCCCATAATTATTTTTATTATAAATAGTTTAACTTAAATTTTGTGTTCCTAAAACCATTGCTCGACCGGCTTTATTCCCGTCGATATATACGTTTCCTCCTTTTGATACTTCTGCTATTAATTTTTCTAGTAGCGTATTCGTTTTTTCTATAGCTTTTGAGTTATTAGGTATATCAATATCTATTTCTGGTTGTTTATATTCACCGCCTCCTAAAAGGTTGGTTCCACCAATAACAATATCATCTTTATTAAACTTTTGAATACCTTCTCCAGGTCTAATAATAAAGTCATCTACTATATTTTCTGCCCCTAACGCACTTGTTAATGTGTTGATTTTTCTATTTAACGTAGCCCTTTCAGTATAGTTCGTTATATCTAAAAGTTCACTTTTAAAATCTTTTAGAACTGAGGACATATATTCATTAAATTCCTCTTCATAGCCTTGTGTTATAGCCTGTTTTCTTATCTCTTCAAACTTTTTATCTTTTAATCCTCCAAATGCTCTAAAACTTTCACCAATTCCTATACCTGTTGAAAACTTGTTATTAATAAAGTCATCGAAATTCTGCTGGGTCATTTTTTCACCGATATTCTTTAATTCCTCTTCTAGTAACTGGATACTTTCTCTAGTCTTTTCTGCGTCTTCATGCTGTGTTGCTTCTTGGTCTTTGAGTACCTCCTTTTGTTCTTCTAACGACTTATTGATTTCTCTTTCTCTTTGCTGTGCTATAGAAGTTATGGCGTCTTTATCTCGTAGGACATCTTCGTCATCTAATTTACCAAACAATCCTTTAAAACCTTTCGTTGCAAATCGTTCTAATCTAAGTAAAACTTTATCAAATGTTGGACTAGTTGTAAACTCAACTAATCTATCCTTCAATCTAGCAACAGTCTCGTTAAATAATTCTTGGGCCGTAATGTTAGACTCTAATGATGCTGCTGTGGCATTTGCGATTCCTAATTCTGCTTGTGCTGCTTTTAACTTTTCTCGACTAAGGTCAAGATTTTTTTCAACTTCATCCCTTTCTTCCCTTAATTTAGAAGCTATTTTACCTCTTCCTTCTTCTTCTGCTTCTAATATTTGTTGATTAAGTGTCTTTAAATCCTTTTTATATCTATATTCTAGATTATTTTGTTCACGAACTAATTTTTGGTATTTCTGATAGTTTTCCAATTGTTGCTGACCCTGTCTTGCTCTATCTGTTTCTAGTAAATAAGCATCTTGTAATTCATCTACTGATAGTCCAATAGTATCAGCTAGTGCACCCATTACTACAGGGCTTTTTCTTTGCTCGTCTGTCAAACCTCTTGTTATTTTCATAACTTCCTCTGTTGCTCCAACTATATCACCCTGTAAGGACATCATTCTAGCCTTATCTAAATTTATATCTCTACCCAGGAATAATTCTGCTTCTAATTCTGCACTTATAGATTTTTCGAAATCAAGTAATCCTTCTGAGATGTTTCTAGCCTGCATTAAATTTAAACCAAATCTTCTAACCTGGTTTACTGCCTTTGCTATATTAGTATTACTAAAACCTAACGATGCAGCTACTTGTCCTGTTGCTTCACTAACTGAATTCATAAGCTGTCCAATAGTTGCAGTGCTTTGACCTGAGTTGTATAACTCGTTGTTCATTTGCATTATAGTATCTATGTTAGTTCTAGAATTTACTCCAAATGCTTCTGCTCTTGCTGCTACTTTAGTTGCTACATCATCAGTTACTCCCATTCTTTTAGTAAGAAGTAAAATTGTTTCTAGGTTTCCTTGACTAAATTGACCTCCCCTATCTAGCTGATTTACAAGCATGGTTTGAGCTGCTAATAAATTTCCTACATTTACATATAGTTTACCTGAGGATGCTACCATTGCTTGCATTTCTTTTCTCATGGCTATAGCACTATCTCTAGAAATACCAAATTCTCTAGCTATTAGTGTTGTTCTTTTCTGAGATTCCATAGCGGATTCGACAATAAGTTTAAATACTGCTGCTAGTGCTTTTCCAAATGCTGCAATAGCTACTACTGGTACTAGAGCTTTTTTCATAGCTTTACCAAGTGCTTTTGTACCTGCTTGCATCCCGGTCATACCTTTAAGACCGTCTTCCAGCCCAAGTTTTCTTATTTTTTGAATAGCACTAGTACCTGTTAATAATTTACCATTTTTACCTAACAGTTCGTCTTGAAGACCAAGCTCAATAATTTTTTCTTTATTTAATCCTGCACCAGTTTTAAAGTTTATATCAGCTACTTTTTCACTATGTATTTGTGCTTTACGAGCTGCTTCTGCTGCATCTTGGAATGGTTTAGATATTGCCCCTAAACCAGGTATATCCTTTACAAAAGCTGCCATACCGTTAAAAAATCCAACTTTATCGTTAATCGACTCAGCGTATGTCTCCAAATTTTTATACTCGTCTACTATTTGACTGACTGAATCTTTACTTTCGACTAATTCTTCGGCATACCTTTGTGTCTGTTCTAAAATACCGTCTTCAATGTCAAGTTGTTTTCTTTTACTATTTAACTTTTCACCTAGGATTTTTCTCTCATCTCCTTCAGCTATTAAAAGACCATCTTGTGTTTCTGCTATCTCTCTAGTAAGGTTTCTTACTTTTTCTTGAGCTAACCTAAAATCATCTGTTGCTTTTCTCTGTGCTGATGTTATTTCATAAAGTCTTGTTTCTAGTTTACCTCTTTCTTTAGAAATTTCCGCTACTGCTTTATTAGAGGTAAATACTTTACTTTGAAGATCGGCAAACTTACTTGTTTGCCTATTAATAGTATTGAATAGTTTTCCTAATTCTTGAGCATCTCTAGTTAATGCTTTTGAACCTTTTGAGGCTTCAGTAAGATTCTTTTTTAGTTTACCGGACTCTATGTCGTTTATGTTTTTTGTAACTTTTTCGAATGCCGTTCCTATTGCTTTAGCATTATCCCTAGTAGTCAGGATCATACCTCTAAGCTCACGCATACGATTTAATGCCTTACCGTCTCTTAAAAAATCAAAATTATCGTTTTCTGCCACCGTGTTTCTTTTTTATAAATAGGAAAGACCTCTATTATTTAGAAGTCTTTGTATTGTAATTAGGTTTTATATCGGGTCTCTGTATTTTAGCCTTCTGTAAGCCTTTAGCTTTTTTCATAGCCTTTTCCTGTTCTTCATTTCTCTTATCGTAATGGTCTTTTAATTCCTGGAAAGTAAATTTTCTTAACCATATAGGCATATTGTATACATCATTCCATGTATATCCTCCATTTCCGTTAAAAACTATTTGGTGTATTTGACTAAATAGGACATTTCTATAATTAGAGCTTAGGCCAAAAAAAGCCTACCCCCAGGGGTATGTCCACTCCTTCCTCTGGGCTAAATTCAGGTTTAAATACCATATTAATATCTGGTGATATTTTAAGTATTTCATTCCTTAATGCCCTTGCATCTTCTGCTAATAAGTAATTATCAACAAAATTTCTTATATCTGTATCAAGGTCTGAGCCATCTACAGATGTTATTACATGTTTTAATCTAGTGGTAACCTCAGGTGAAGCTTCTGTATCTATTTTAGCTAACCCATCTAATTCCTTATCTATTGCTTTTTCATCAGCATGTGTAAGAATTTTAAAAGTTACATCTATTTTACTTTTTGGTAAAGTAAATTTAAATTCGTTTTTTCTATCTTTAAATAATTTTAAATCGATTTCTTTTTCTTTTAATAAACTTAAATCTATTGTATACTCTTGTCCTCTGTAATTAACAACGTAGTTTTTACCGTATGCTAATATTCTTGCTGCTATCATCATAGCATTCTTATCTCCTACAAGTAAACTACTGTAGTCAACATCTTTTGTTAAAATAAGAGATTGTAAAAGTTTATCGATTACTGTACCGTTTGTAATGTAGTTTTGATTGGTAAGTATGTCTTCTTCCTTAGCAGTCATATATTTCATCTCTAATTCTCCTTTTGCTAATGGAGAATCTTCTGGATATAATAATCCTTTTGATGGTAATACTACGGTTTCTGTTGGTAAATTAAATGTTTTGCTCATAAATAACTATTAAGTATAACTTGTCTTGATATAAATATACGAATAAAATTTTTTTAAAACAACAAAAAACCCGACTAATTGTCGGGTTCTTAATAAAGTATGTAGGGTAGCGGTTAGTAATTTAAGATACAGTAGTCCATCGCTACAGTTAACGATACATCGACTACTTCACTATTAGACCAATCATAGTCTCCGAAATCTGCTGTAGTTACGAATCCTCCTTTGATGACCCATTCTCCAACGATATCACCAACTGGTCCTAATATGTTTAATGTTAGATCCTTTTTGTAGAAATCTGAGTATCCAGCTCTACCTGTTACTGACTCATAAGATAATCTTGCCCACTCCATCACTGCTTGTGCACCTGAAGGTGTGATTGGATCATATAAAGTCATTGTAATATCAGCCCATTCTCTTTTTCCTCTTATTTTTCTATAAGAGTTGATGTGGTCTAACTTAATCACCTCATCTGTAAATTCTGGTGCTGATACGTTCTTTACTAAGAATGATGGAATACCATCTACGTAAAGGACAAATCTATTCTGAACTTTCGGCTCGAAAGCTCTAAACATTATTTCATTTGGATCTAATACTGCCATGTTATGTTACTTTATTATAAATATCTATGTTTCTAATTATGCTCCGAAAGTCGCTCCTGTTGGTTCTACTACGAAGTCTAATACTATAAATTCTGCTGTCTTAGCTGGCTGAATATAGATCTGACCTACTAATTGGTTTCTGTCTATAACATCCGCTGTGTTATTACTGTCATCCATTACTACTCTGTAAGCGTAAAGACCTTGTCTCTGTGTTACTGAATCTAAGTATGGGTTAACCGCTGATAAGAATTTGTTTCTTGTTGTAATTGTATTTTGTTCGAATACTAATGTTGAAGCTTGATCTCCAATAAACTTCTTAAGATCAATTAGTAATCTTCTTACATTTACTCTATCTAAAGCACTTGCTTTAGTCTGTAATGTCTTTTGTCCAAAGATTGCAATACCTGTTCCTGGGAATGTAGCAATTGGGTTAACTTTGCTTTGGTATAAAGTATCTCTATCGCTTCTAGTTAACTTTCTTTCTGCCTGAATTACTCCTGGTACACCACCTCTAGTTAAACCTGCTGGTGCAAACCATGGTGCTGCTGCTCCATCTGTAAATGCATATACACCTGGAATAAATACTGATGCTGGTGCCCATACATTCTTACCAGTAGCTGATGCTGTCTGTAACCAAGGCCAGTAAGCTGCTGTATAAGAGCTGTTTAATAAGTCTGCCTTTCCTGTTACATTAGCTATTGTTGCTCCGTAAGAATATAAGTCTATCACTGCTATACAATCTCCTCTTGTTTCAGTCAAAGATATAATACTATCAATTGATGTAGAATGTTTATCGTATACTAAACCTGGTGCTGAAATTACATTGAACAAGTAAGCATCTGTATTTTCTAAGATTGCAATTGCATCTGTATAATTTCCTGTTGTTAAACCTTGTGTTCTAGTATTAATATTTCCGAAGTAGTTATCTCCTCCTACTACATTTGCTCCTGTTCCACCATTAAATGATCCAGAATGTGCTGTAGGTAAAGAACCTGATGCACTTCCTACTCTAATTAATCCATCGTTACCGGTATAGTTAAGAGTTTGTCTTGGTACTGATGCTACTCTAATATAATTAGATTTATTAACATAATCTCCAGTTACAGAAACATATGTTGATGAACCGTCTGTACCTTTTGAAGTAGTTTGGTTACCAATCACTTTTTCTACATAGTTATCTGCATTTGGATCTAATGATAGGTTGTTAAATGTTTCAAGGACTATTTTATTTTTGTGATTATCATCACCTCTTCTTACCGAAAGTGTAAATGTTCCTTTGGGATTGCTAATGTTTGAAATATCCCATCTAACATTATCTGCATTTCCTTCTACTAAAGAGCTGTCACTGTTGTAAGCTCCTGAGTTATTCATAATAGCTCCTTTTCCTAATGTTTCTAAAGTGAAAGGTGCTGAACCGCTACTTGCTGTTATTCCATCATCTGTTGCTGCAGTAAATGATCCTGTTACAACTCTTGTAACTAAACAAGTGTCACCTCCTTGCTGGAAGTAAGATTTAACTGCTACTGAAGTTAAGAATTCAGATTTTTCTGATCCTGTTTCAAAAGTATCCCCAAATTTT